TATGTATATATGATAGCAGGTACTTGCATCTGTAAAGGTGGTGTGGGGGGTCTGTCTCTGCTCTAGATCACAGCATTAAAAGGGGGGGTCTATTCTGCTGATTCTCTCAACAATGCTTCTATCTTGCTCTCTATCTCACTCTCTATATCATCACTGGTTCTGCTCTCCTTAATCTCTAGGGTGTCGCTGAATAGGTTCACTGTCTTGCCTAGTAATTCCAATGCTCTGACTCTCGTGCTGTCACTGTCTGCTTCCTTAGACTCTCTCATAAGCTGTTCAAGAACATAGCTCCTTGTTCGAGTAGTCGAAGCAACTGCATTGGTCTCTCTGCGTTCAAATCCCTTAGTGATGCTTAGCGATATCTTAGGGTGAGCCATGAGCCTACTAGCTTCCACCTCCACCCACTTAGGTATCTTCCCTTGCTTCGTTAGAGTGACATCATAGACATCTGCATAGACTTCTTTAAAGCTTCCCAACTTGCCCTTGATTATTCCGTCCACGAATGCCCTCTGCTTGATGGTTAGATCATCTTCTTTTTTGATGAGTTTTAGCTTTGGTTTTTCGTCCTGAGTTTTGTCTTTATCCATGCTTAATATTATCTACCAGTAAGCAGAGTTTCGTAATGCTCACATACTGCAATCTAATAAGATGTTGCATTGATGATATTCATGGTGTTAAGGTATGCACATGACAACGAATATAGGACAAATTATCGAACAGCATTAATCAGCTATGCCTAGCCTGTTCATTGCGAATGGGAGAGTAGATAGGCAAGGAGGTCTCTAGATTTACCTCTTCAACTCACAAAAAGCGTTCCTGATGACTGGGTGTAGATTTGCAATAGGCAAATATCACACTACCCCACGAGGTGTAAAACGATACTCGAAGAAGCTGATGGCAGTCCTCCAACTGTCCCTGAATTAACAGGCTGAATGAGAATCCAATTACTGGGTTCAAGAAACCTTGGAGGGTTTGAATATGTTGAGAATAAATAATGTGAAAGGTGGCTTATCTTTTGGTAAGCCTGAAGCCATTGTAAGAAATGGAAAAACTTTATCTGAGATTGGTAAAGTAAAAATGACTGATCAAGGAGAGATCATAGATTCTTGGGAATTGAAGTCATTGTCTGAAGTTAAAGAGGGAGACTTCTTTAGACTTAGCGAGAATGGTTCTGTTTATATTCGTGAAGATTATGAACGAAGCCTTGGAAAGTATCGAGTCACTAAAGCTGAGAACATGAATGCTGAGACCTTTAAAAAAGGAAGTGTGATTGTTCAAGTAGGGTTCGATTACTAATGTGTTTTAGGGGGGGAGAAATCCCCTCCACTGTATCAGGAATTAACCTGACTGAAGAGCATCCTGTAATGGGATATGCGAAACAGAAATTTCTTAATTACTTGGAGGTAATTATTATGAATAAAGAAAAACTAGCGAATGAATTATCAACTTTGGTTGGTGAGCAACTGCAATCAGAAATTGATTGTGGAATGGTGGAAATTAAACAGTCTACTGATGATGATGGAATGATCATTATCAAAAGTGTTGAGATTGGCGAAAGAGTGCATCCTACTGATAACGATAGATTTGATTTTGATTTTGATCTATCAACTCTTAAAGGTTCATGCACTGAAAAATCAACTGGTAAAGAAGCTGACCCTGAAGCAATGAAGCAATGGTTTAGTGAACAGGTTGTTGTTGCTAAAGATAAAACAGGGCGATTTGATGTCTCTACTTGGTTCTGCATAGGACACCATGAAGATGAGAGCAAATTTCCATTTATTAGCACTGATGGTCTTACCTCGTATAGCTTGTTAGAAGAGTACGAAGATAATGCGTTTCACACTGCATTTCATTCATTGTTAGAACGATTAGATTATGAGCCTTACTCATCATGTTTATTTGTTCGCAATTAGCCAACTGACGAGACTGTGAAATCCAGTCGAAACTAGATAGCATTTTGTTATCTAGTCTTGGTATTCACAATTATGTGAATAACTTTATGACCTTGGAGGGTCTTAATTATGAGAAAAGTATCAATAGAAATTGCTGAAGCATTTACTGAAAATGTAAATAAAAGAATGGGAAATACTATTATTCATCCTGTATCAGAATGGTCGAGCAAAAAACAGCAAGGGGTTTTCTTGCATGACAATAAAATTGCATGGTGGGAGAACAATAATCCTAGCGAAAATTTAAGTAATAATATTCACTTATGTTTTTCAATGTGTGGGTGGGATACGCCAACAACAAGGGAGAGATTAAACTCTATTTTTTCCTATGTTTTTGCATCTGATTTTGTTTATCTTAAACAGATCAAGGGAGAGCAAAAATTATTCATTAACGATAGACAAATAGAGATAAACGAAAATCTTAATTATGTTATTCGTTCTGTGAATGGAGATGTTTTCCTTGATGACCCTATAAAAAATACAGGGTAAACCAACTGATGAGCTAGTGAAATCCTAGCGAAAACAGATAGCAATTTGCTGTCTGTTATTGGTAATTAAACATGACCTTGGAGGGTCAAAAATTATGAAAAACTTAGAAACCTTAGAAGTAGATTTGAGAATAAAACTTGAATCTTATGTGGGTAGAAATACCATGATTGAGGAAGTAATTCCTCATGACTTGGATGCTCTATTTGAGATAGTGAAAGCTAATCCAAAAGAATTTCATTTTGTTATTAAAGATATTAGACAAAAGATTTCTATAGTCTTGCAACAAAAAATTGGAATGAGATAAACCAACTGATGATGACTGGCGAAACTCCAGTCGAAATTTTAAAACAGGTAGCAGTAATGCCCTGACCCTTGCGAGGGAATCTTGGTAGTTACTGGTAAATAATATTTACTGGTAGCTGAAATTAACTTGAATCATTACAAAAAAGATGGAGGTCTTTATTATGAAACCAAGTCAAGCATTACTGTCGATTAAGGCAGTTTTAAAAGGGTCTAATACTCCGTTTCTCCTAGGAGGAACAGGTATTGGAAAAAGTGCAATTGTTCGAGCATATGTCGATGACATTGCTATGGATAGAAAGGTGGTCGTGGATAAGATTAATCCTACTCAAAATGAGTTTGGATTTATTGATTTCAGACTGTCGTTATATGAGTCTGTTGATCTAGGTGGTTTGCCTTATATCAATGATGCGAATGAACAGAAGAGAGCCTTTTTGGGCAATCTCCCTGTAAGTGGTGAGGGTATTTTATTCTTTGATGAGTATGCCCAAGCACACAATTCGATTCAGGCTATCTGCGGACAATTGCTATATGAGGGAAGGATAGGAGACTATTCCTTGCCTGAAGGGTGGAAAGTTATTTGTGCAGGTAACAGGGCAACTGATAGGGCAGGAAGTAATAAACTTCCTAGTCATGTTGTTGGTCGTTGCACTATGATCGATTTCGAGCATAGCACTGATGACTGGTTAGCATGGGCAAGTAAGAATGATATTTGCTCTGACATTTTGGGATTTATAAGTTTTCAGCCTGAGTTGTTGAATGACTTCGACCCAAAAATAACTACCCCACAGCCAAGTCCTAGATCATGGGCAAGGCTAAGTGATACTTTAAAGATTGACCCACCTAAAGAGGTCTTGCAATTGATTGTGCAAGGCGATATTGGAGAGAGGGCATCGATAGAGTTTATGTCATTCCTATCACTGAAAAATGATGTTCCTAACTTGCAAGAAATTTGTGAGGGTGGAGATGTCGAGGTTGTTGATAGTGGTGGTCTGATGTATGCAACTGTCTGTGCATTAGTGAGTGTTATAAAAGAAGCTAGTGATAGCAACTTGCATGACTACTTTGCTAATGCTCTTGATTACATTGAGAAATTTCCTACCCCTGAGTTTGGAATTTTCTTTGTGAGATCGCTTGTTGGAGCAAGAAGCGATATTGTTGATTCTTCTAGATATGGAGAATTCAAGATCAAGAATCAAGATTTAGAAGTCTAGGTCTGAGCAAGGGCAGAATTTATATTTACTGGTTAAATATATTTTCTGCTCTGCTGTCATGAGTTTTTTTTACTCATCTGAAGAGATCATTAAGATCGAAACAGCAAATTATTCTAAAAGATGGAGGTCTTATTATGGATAAAGAAAAACTGACTAATACTCTGTCTGAGAATGCTGTGTTGGTTCGCATGACTGCGAAGCATCCTAGCGGAATCAGAACAGATAAAAGGTTAAAGCGTGATTTAGCAATAGATACTGAAGTATCTAGTGAGAGATTACTGGGTGTTTCTAAACATATTTATGGAGAAGATATTAACAAATATTTTCGCCACATTTTAAATAAGTTTAGGAATGATTATTACTATCCGATGACTTTGCCTTGGGCAGATAATTCTACTGATATGGATGACAAGGTTGTGAGTGGGTGGCGTTTATGCCCAAATTCACAATTAGAGTCATTGCAGAATCAAGTAGATGATGCAAAGCAGATTTGGGATAAAGAAGTAGATGAGTTTCTTAAAAGCTATCCACAAAAAATGGAACAAGCAAAAAGAAATTTAGGTAAAGCATTCAACGAATGTGATTACCCTGACTTCGATTCGCTTAGACGAAAGTTTAAGTTTGAATTTGAGATATCTACTGTTCCTCAATATGGCTCTGACATTCGTTTGAATGTATCAGAGAAGTTAAGGTCTAAGATAGAAAATGATGTCAAGAATAGAATCAACAATAATATTAAGAATGTTCTTAAAACAACTGTTGATGCTGTCCTTGAACAGACTGATCACTTAGCGAAAAAATTGAGAGAATATGACCCTAAACAGAAACAAAAAGGTTTCTTTAATGCTTCCAGTTTTAAAGCACTGGAAAAATTAACTGGGTCTTTGCCAAATATCAACGCTGATATTTTAGGTAATGATCAAGATATCGCTGATGCTCATCAAAAACTGGTTAGCGTTGTTTCTACCTTTAATGGTTATAACAATGGCATTGACTCTCTGAGAGAGGATGATGCTTTAGCTGAACAGAAGAGAAAAGACTTAGCTAAGAAGTTGGAAGAGTCTGCTGATTCTCTTAAAGGTGGTTTTCTTGGAAAAGCCTTTGGAGGAAAAAAGCATGACTAATTTAGCAACTGCAAAAGAGCCACAATTGGCTCACGATTACATAGTTAAGGCGAGAGCAAAACTAATGAAAGGTAATGTGGGCATGGCTTCCATGCTCTTACATCTTGATTTAGTGGAAGTTGATCAGTCTAGATGCGACACAATGGCAACTGATGGAAAAGTAATTTATTACTATCCTGAATTTGTCTTGGGTCTGAGTGAGCCTGAATTACAGGGTGTACTTGTTCATGAAGCACTTCATGTTGTTTATGAGCATCCTCTGAGAAGAGGAAAACGTCACCCTAAAATTTTTAATATCGCTTGTGACTACGTGATCAATGCTTATTTGTACTGGGATTTAAAATTTGAATTGCCTTTGGGCGGTTTACTAGATCATAAGTACAAGGGCATGACTGCTGAAAAGGTTTATGCAATCTTGGTAAAAGATGAAGAAGCCTTGGAAGAAGCGATTGATCAAATTAATCAGCAGAAACCAAAAGGTGAAGAGTCCTCTGAAGAAGAGGATGCACAAAGCCAAGGTGGAAGCGAAGCAACTGATGAAGAGGGAGAAGAATTATCTGAGACTGGTACAGGAAATATTTCCGATACTGGTACTGGAGAATCTGAATCTGATGAAAGCACTGGAGAGGGTGTTGAAACAGGCACAGATTGGGATTCGATTCCCTCTGCAATTGGCGAAGTATGGGATGCTACTAACGATGAAGGGAAACCATTGACTGATGCAGAAGTGCAAGAAGTTAAAGGTGAAATTCAGAGAGCAATTTCTTTAGCTGAAAAGTTAGAGATTGCTATGAGTGGCAATGGTTCTTCAGGTGGTCTTGGTTCTGCTGATGCGAATCAAGAAGTGCAAGTGGATTGGAAAGAACAACTTAATGATCTTTTGCAATCCTCTATCTCTGATGAAAATACTTGGTCTAGGCTAAATAGAAGGCATCAACATCGAGGTATTAATTTACCTAGCAAAGCAAAGTCTCCGCAAGGTGGCGAGTTAGCTATCATGATTGATACCAGTGGTTCTGTTTCTCAATACGAGTTGAATATGTTCGCTACTGAGATTCAGGCAATGGCTGAAGATTGTGGTCTTGATAAAATCAGGGTGTGCTACTGCGATACTGTGGTTCGTAAGAATCAACAAGGTGAGTGGTGGGATATCTATGAGTTAGATCAAGGCGATGATCTTGAATTACAGGTGAGGGGTGGTGGTGGAACATTGTTCGACCCTCCATTCAACTTGTTCAATGATCATTCAGATGATGTGGATGATGTTCAAGCTATTGTTTACTTCACTGATGGATGGGGTGAAGTAAGTCCTGAAGTCGAGCCTGATGTACCTGTCTTTTGGGCAGTCACTGAGAAAAGCAGTTATTCAGAAAACCTAGCCTTTGGCGAAGTGGTCTATGTTGAAACTGCTGACTTCTATAACTAGGATGCGATATGCGAGGGGGGTGTTTCAGGGGTTGCAAGACCCTTGACCCTCCCACGATTCGTTCACCAGTGCGAGTACATGAAGCCTATTTTGGCGATTTCTGTCGGAAAATGTGTTTTTTCCCTGATGACCACGAAAGTGGCACTTATCTATTTATAGGTAGGTGGATTCAAAAGAATCGAAACAGAAACTAACTATTCAAATATTACTTGGAGGTAAATTATGAATAAAGAACGAGATAAAGTCTTTTCAGAAATGGGAAGCAAGTATGGGATTGATATGAAAGGTAAAACTCCTATTGGAGATTTGCCTAATATTATGAGCACGGCTGATTGGATGTTGGTCTCATGTTTTTTGAAATATCCTAATGGTGTTCCAAAAGATAAAGGTGAGAGCATGAATCGATATCGAGTCGAGGGCGAGGTAACTAATAGTAGAAACTTGCAAACAACTTGGTATGAAGTCGAGGTCGATGCTTGGCATAAAGATCATGCTGTTGATTTGGCAAGGTTTGAATTTCAAAGGCAAGGTGCTGTTAGAGAAGTGATCATTAATAGCATTGAGTGTATCGATGAAGAGGTGCAATCATGAGTGCTAGTATTCAGACGAAGCATCTAAAATCTTTTATCGCATGGTTGGAAACTTGCGATTATAGATATTCAATCTCATCTATGAGTGGAGGATTTGTTCATATCAAATTCTTTATTGATGAGGAGGAATTATCATGAATAGATTCTTAACCATCATTGCATCAATGGGTGCTATTGCATTTCTTTTCCTAGGTTTTACTTGGGGAGAGGGATTACTTTCGCAAGAATGGATAGCTAGGGCAGATTACTTTGTGATCTTCTATAGTGGATTGGGAACAGCTTTTTGTTTATCAGTCCTGATGTTTTGCAGAGGTGAATCATGAGTAAGCCATGGGATAAATATTGTTATGGCACAAAGCAACAGCCTTATTATGGTTGTTGCGAGAGCAATAGAGATGAGGAGGGTAAACCTTTAAATGAAATGTCTCGATGCGATGATGCAGAGGGAGATTTCCTTGCTCATTTTTGTGAAAAGTGTGAGGACAAAACTTTAGGAAAGTATGAGCCTAGAGTTTGGTCTTGCGGTTATAAACCTTTTGATCAATATGGAGGTGAATGTATTGACGATTGGGTTTAATCCTAAAATAAATAAGGCGGTAGCTACTTTAATTAGTGGCTATCGCCTTTTTTTTTGGCTCAAAATAAGGTGTTTCAAGGGCATCAAGGAGCTGTGTTTTTCTACAGGGAGAAAAAATATTTACTGGTATATAGAATTTACTGGGGTTGTGGGAGGGGGGGGGATTTTGTTTCCCCCCTGCTAGAAAAAAAATATATTTGACCAGTATTCGGCTGTGGATAACCCTGTGGATAAACTGTTAATAAGTCTTGCAATATGCAATCATTCATGTATATTAAGAATCATAAGGTTGCTCAAAAACTGGATGAGCATTAAAGGAACAATCCAAATACAACGCCTTTCCAATCACTTCATAAGAGTGAGACCTCCAAGTCTAATTAGTTAGATTTTTAAAGGGTAAGCAGAGATGTTTACCCTTTTTTTTTGTTAGTCGTTGATAGTCGATTAGCATTCGTATCTAAATTGGTATTGGTGTTCGTGTACGAACTTTCTCCAGACGGGTAAATAATATTTATTTTTCTCTGGGCTGCGTGGCAAACGTTTGGTGTTCCATGTAGAACAGCTTTCAATTTGATTGCATTTCACTTAGAATATAGGAATGTTTGCAGTTATTAGACACACTTACAAGTTAGATATACCTGACCCAAGTAATCCCAACAGCACTAAGAGTAGTGCTAAGTGGAAGCACTTGGTATGGATATTTCAAAATGAGCTAGATGCTTTGACCTTTGCCATTTCATTACTCGATGACCCTTTAATTACATCTAATACATGGCTTCTTAAATCAGCTATTCATCAACTTGAAAACGATAGATTCTATCAAGTGGGAAGAGAGAGTGTTGCCATTGCAGAAATACAGGATGCTCCTGAGATTATTTATACAGATGAAAATATACAGAGTGCATTAGAAGAATTAATAACAGAGGGATTAGAAGATGAAGAGCCTATTCATTAGATGTTCAGAAGAAACTTACGAACTAGCACACGCTTTAGCTAAAAAAGAAAGCAGATCACTTAACAAGCAGATCATTCATATGATTCATAACGAAGCAGATGATAAGGGTGTTGTTGTTAAACCTAAAAAACAAGAAACTGTACCAGTTAAGACTGGTTTACAAGGCTTTGTTGGAACAGCGATACAGGGTTCTGCTGACTGACATACCAATAGTTTTGTAGTGCATCCGCACATTCTTGAATTACCATTACCTCCAAGGCATTGATTTTCTTTGGGTTGTTTATCATCAATCCCCAAAACAACTGTTCTTTTTTTCTCCCAACTTCTTCTGTAATTTTTCTTTGAACTTTGATTAGAATTACAGCACGAGATTCGGAGGCTGAATTTTGATGACCAGTAAATAATATTTTATCTAGAGCTGGGGTCTGGACAAAACATCCTGACTTACTTAATAAACCAAGATACTTATCGCATACATTATGTTGTTGGGTATCAAGGTCGTTGTTAAGAAACAGCACATCTATTAAGTGTTGATCAAGCACTATGGCTCGACCAACTTTTGCTTTGGCAAATTGTTTGACTTGAACCTTATGTCTCTTATGTAAGTAAGGACTGCCAATATCATTGACATGGATTTCTTCTTCAGAATTCCCAGTCATAATCGTCATGTAAGACTTCTTCTTCTGCATATCTATTACTCAATGGGTCAAAAGTTAAATTGGTCATGCCAGTTTTTCCACACCATGCCCACCTTTGCTTCCAACAATGTATCTCTACATTACTTTCCCCACGATAAACTGTCAAACCTGTATCACACTTTGAGAACCAAGCGTTGCTTCCACTGATATCATTCCCAGTACAAACATTCTTCTTGCCATCTCTAACAAAAGGTTTTGTTGGATGAGCAATGAAGAAACAAAGAATCTGATATTTCTTGCAAAACAACTGAACTTTAGTAAGCATTTCAGAGATAGCATCTGTGACTAAACCTTGGTGATTGGACTGGATAAAATTGAATGGGTCTATGACAAGTATCTTTACCCCATATCTCATGACTGCATCTGCTCCTTTTTCTAGAACTCTTTCAATCGTGGGCATCCCTCCATCTTGGTAATCTTGGAATAGAAAATGTTCGTTAATGAAGTGTTGCGAGAAGTCTTTTTCTTCTTGGGTCATCCGTGCATTCTGCCCTTCAAAGAAAGGTTTACCAGTAAAGCATTGTGCTAATTGAATTGCATGAAGTGTTGGTGGCTTTTCAAAAGAACAGTAGTTTGTTTTCCAACCATAATTTTTGGCAACATTTACACACAACTGGTCAACAAAAGCTGACTTACCATCTGAGGGATAACCTGTAATTACTGCGAGATAACCTGTCTGCAAATTAAATAGACTATCTACTTGGGCAAACCCTGTGCTTACTCCTTTAGGATATCCTTGATCATACAAAGTTTGGAACTCGTTATCGTAAAAGTCTATGTTGTTTAGACCATGCAAAGGAACTGGCTGTGCATTAAGTATCTGTTGTCTAACAGTCTTAGCATCTGTCTCTATTAATAGATCATTCGCATCTTTATGTCCAAGGTAATCAACCTTATAACATCTAGCTTTGTTAAGTCTCCTTGACAACTCCTGTGCCAAAGCATCTCCACTATCATCTATATCAGTGGCAAGAATAATCCTCTCAACATCCTCGAACTTTGCTCTCTCACTCCACACATACTTAAACCTACCCTCTTCATTTGGGTCAACCTTCTTGTCATCTGCTACTTTGTTTGGTGCTCCATTTGGAACTGAGTAAACTGTAATGTTGCTGTGATTTTGGAATGCCATTTTAATTGCAAGTGCATCCATTTCTCCCTCTGTAATTACAATCGTTGATTCAACTGTTGGTAAATCCTCTTTAAAAGTTTGCTTACCCCATAGTTTGACTGCGTTGTTATCCCACCAAAAGTCTTTCTTACCATTTGCTGTTCTCCATTTGACTGCGATGGTGTTCGTTCCCTCGGCAAAAGAAAAACCTATGACTGGTAAATTATTTTTTTCTGCCAAGACGCAACCACAATCCTCCGCTACCTCCTGACTAATTCCTCGTGCCAATAACCATTGAGCAGTCTTATCTGATTTGGTTTCTTTGGGTAGATTGATTGGCTTCATTGGTTTCTTTGGTGGTGTTTTGACGACTGACATTTTAACTCCTTGTGTTCTTGGAAATGCACCATTGATTCCACAATGATGACAATTATAAACTATGGTTTCTGAATTAATATTGACACTTAGTGGGGTGTCTGTTCTGTTTTTTGTTCTGTTGTTTTGGCAACTAGGACAAGTGATCTTGTATTGACCCTGACCCATGTCACCTGTTTTATTGTTGTGGTTAATGTGACTTCTAATATCACTTACCTCTTGACTTTGCATAAGACCTCCCTTACATTTCTTTTTATACTTACTACTTTTAGTAGTTACTTATTAAAATACTTACTAGGTATATATACCTACTAAGTAATCTTCTTAACCCACACAGCATCAATCTCTTTAGCCATATCATTAGCTAACTTCTTTCTTGATAGTAGTGGGTAAGCACTTAAACTTCCAACTGCACCTCTAACCATATCTGCATCGATATGATTGCGTTTTGCTAGTTTTTTAAAGTCATCTGATATAAAATAAGAGAGTGCCTTACTTGAAATATCAATGTCCTTGCTTCCACAATCTCGAACAGCTTGTTTAATAACCAAGAGATCGAGTTTTGTTTCAGCGTTTAAATCCATTCCCAAATATTAATGCATTCCACCATACTAATCAAGGGTTCATCTGCTTATAAACAAATTAACATCATCTCTCTTGATAAAATTCAATTAGTCTATATAATTTATTCATAACCATCTATTGAGGAAAGCATATGGAGTTTGAAATTAAGAAAGGTATACCACTACCTAGATCAAAAGGTAAACCAAGAAAGTACGACTTACCTTTAGAAGATTTAAAGGTAGATGACAGTATCGTTGTACCACTACCTAAAACCAAAATAAACCAAGAACAAAAAATCATTAGGAACTTTGTGTTGCGATTCACTTACAAGAATCCTAACAAAAAGTTTACTGTAAGACAGTTAGCTGATGGCATAGGCATATGGAGAATTAAGTAATGGAAGCACAGATCAAACTCACTAAGACAATGTTAGACAAAGCAATCATAGATGCTAACAACAGTGTAAGAGAGTTTGTTAAGGTTTATGGCGTTGACTTTAATAAGATGAAGTCAGGCGATAGAGCCACATTAGAAGCAAGGTTTGGTAGCAAAGATAAACCTTGGAGTGGAAGTGAAACTGTTATCAATTTATATAGGACTAATAATGCTAGAGGAGATAGAAGAATATCTATTAAAGGTATTAAATCTCAAGCTGAAGTAGGTAGCATAATTACTATTAGTCTAAATACAGAATTACATTTAGAGCATCCAACAGGAATACTAATTGAAATACACTAACAATCAAAACATACCTGATGAGATAATCAGGGCGGTGCATAACGATAGCTACTCTAAAGGTGCTTCTACTATGTCAGTCACTGGTTTACTTGCTCCTCCTCGCATTAGACTGCTTAAAGAGGAACATGACTCTGAGATCAGTGTGGATGTCTCTAACGAGATTTGGAAGCTACTAGGTCAAAGTGTTCACACTATCCTTGAGAGAGCCAATGAGGGCAACGAGGACACCATCACAGAAGAGAGGATGTTCGCCAAGGTTAATGGTTGGACTATCAGTGGTCAGACTGATTCAATCTCTTTAGGCACTAACACTCTTAAAGATTACAAAGTCACATCTGTTTGGTCAGTTATGTCTGCAATGAAAG